GCTCAAATAACTTTTTGGAATGGTGCAAAAATTCATCTATGCCATTGCCAACACGAGAAGGATGTAATCAAATATCAAGGTGTGGAAATTAATGTATTGCTAATAGATGAATTGACACATTTTAGCGAATATATTTATAAATTTCTAAGAGGCAGAGTCCGTATTGGTGGTTTACAAGTTCCAGAAGGTTTGTTTGGTGTTTTACCAAGAATTGTTTGCGGTTCTAATCCTGGAGGAGTAGGGCATGAATTTGTTAAAAGTGAATTTATAGACAACAAAAATCCTTTAGAAATTTACCAAATGTCTAATGAAGAAGGGGGAATGACAAGACAATTTATTCCTGCTAAATTAGAAGATAATCCGACCATGACAGAAAACGACCCACTTTATAAGCATAAATTACTTGGTTTAGGTGGTGCATTAGCAAAAGCAATGCTTGATGGAGATTGGGATGCTATTGAGGGAGCTTATTTTGATACTTTCAACAAAGATATTCATATTGTAAAAGATTTTGAAATCCCCCACGATTGGTATAAAATCAGAGGTTTTGACTGGGGATATTCCGCCCCTTTTGGTGTGTTATGGGGTGCTATAAGTGACGGAAGTCTTATAAATATAAATGGTAAACATGTTTCTTTCCCTAGAGACTCATTAATAATTTATAGAGAATATTACGGATGGACAGGAAAACCTAATAAAGGTTTAAAAATGGAATTGCCAGAAATAGCTAAAAACACGATGCAAATGCAAGATAACGAAGTAATGAATAAGCAAGTTGCCGATCCTGCAATATTTGATGAAAGTAAAAAGAATATGGGAATGACTCAAGCTGAGGAATTAGCAAAATATGGTTGTATTTATGAAAGAGCAGATAATAAAAGGGTCGCAGGCTGGCAACAGATAAGAAGCAGGCTAACAGGTAGAGATGGCAAGCCTCTGATATATATAACAGAGAGTTGCAAAAATTTAATTAGAACTTTACCAATAATGCAATACGATAAAACGAAGCCTGAAGATTTGGACACCTCGTTAGAGGATCATTTATTAGATGTTTTAAGATATATTTCTATGGCTCGACCAGTAACTATAGATATTAAAAACGCAATACCAGATCCAACAAGAGATTTTTGGGATAACTTCAACCCTCACCAGATAAGAAAAAACAAAAAAGTTATTAATTATGAATAGCTTGACTTTTTAACTAATTTTACATAACCTTGTTTATTATTATATAATAAATAGTTATGTCTAACGAAGATCAAAAGAAATCAAAACAAAAAGCAGACCTTCACGAGGTATGGAAAAAAGAACTAGATTCTTGTTTAAGATATCATGAAAAATATTTTGCAGAGGCTAGAAAATATGAAGACATTTATAAAGACCAACATAATTTAGACGGTTTGAATAGATATAATATATTTTTTGCTAATACTGAAACATTAGCCCCTCTGGTTTACTCCAGATTACCATCTCCGAATATTACTAGAAGATATAAAGATGATGATGAGGCGTCCAAGATTGCATCAGAAATATTAGAAAGAACAATATCTTATTTTTTAGAAATAACAAAAGCAGACACCACATTTAGTAAAGCAAGAAAAGATTTTTTGATTAATGGTCGTGGGTTGGTTCGTGTTTATATGGAAGATGGCGAGATAATAGAAACAGAAGAAGGCGAAGAAGTACTTGATAATACTAATAAAAAAGTTTATCCAAAAAGAATTGAATATAAAGATTTCTTAACAGATCACACAGCTAAAAACTGGGATGATCTTAAATGGGTTGCTTTTAGATGTTATAAAACAAAAGATGAATTACTTGATTTATTTGGCAATGATGCAAAGGAACTTGAAATGGATTCTTCTGACGAGTTAAGCAGTAAGCCAGAAAGTTTGGAGTTATGGGAGATTTGGGATAAAGTAAATAAACAAGTAATTTGGTTTTCACAAGAAAAAGTTATTCAAGTTGACAAAGACCCCTATAATTTAACTAGTTTTTTTCCCATCGCTCGTCCCGTTGGTACTGATAGCGACCCATCTTCACTATTGCCAATCCCTCTTTACAGAATGTATAAATCGCAAGCGGAGGAATTAAATATTATTGATAATAGAATTAGATCATTAACAGAGCAAATTAAATATACAGGCGTTTATAATACAGTAAGCGAGGCAAAAGATATAGAAAACTTACTAAACGGAGAAGATGGCGAATTTGCACCATTATCAGGAGTTTCAACAATAAATATCAAAGATCAAATATACGTCAAAGATATAGTACCTATTGCAAATACTATCACATTACTTAACAATCAAAAAGCTCAAATTATTAACAATATAAGAGAAATTACAGGTTTATCTGATATTGTAAGAGGTGTCAGTATAGCGTCAGAAACAGCAACAGCTCAAAGGTTGAAAGGTGATTTTGCTATTAGTAGAATACAACCATTACAAAGAGCAAATGAAATTGCAATTCGTGATACTATCGAGATTATGGCAGAATTAATCGTTGAAAACTACACAATAGAAGAGTTGGTTAAGATTACAAATTGTCAAATAGTAGATTTAGAGTCAATAGCACAGACTGCACAAGATAATCAAAATATGTTATTACAAGAGGCTATTAATAATTTACCTCAAAATATAACAGCAGAGCAAAGAGTGCAACAGGTGGAAGCTTTAAAACAACAAGCGGAAATCGGCTTCAATAAAACTATCGATATTGCTCAAAATGAGTTAAAAGGGTTTGCAATGAGTCTTGACCAAGTAAAAGAAGTCGACAAGATTTTAAAAGATGATGCACTAAGATCATTCTCTATTGATATTGAGACAGACTCTACTATATCAGTTGACCAGCAACAAGACAAGAATGATAGAATACAATTTATAGCAACATTAACTAATTTTACTGGACAATTCACGCCTTTAGTACAAGCTGGAATCATACAGCCAGAAGCTTTTAATGAGTTTTTGGGATTTGTGGCTAGACCTTTTAAGGTGGGTAGAAACTTAGAAGAATTTTTACTTGCAAAACCAAATGAAGAAGAGGAGCAACAACCGTCACAAGAAGAATTGTTGGCACAAGCTCAAAATGAAAGACAAGAAAGAGAATTTCAATTTAAGGTAGAGAGTGAGAAAGCTAAAATTAACCTAGAGCAGCAAAAGATTGATATTGAGAAGGCTAGAGTCTTGCAAAACCAAAGACAATTTGAAGATAAAATTGATTTCGAAGATGCAAACAAAGCAGCAGATCGTCAAGCAAAAGTATTAGAAAAAGTAGCACCATCACCAGAAGAGATAATCGAATCAAGAACACAACGACTTAATGAACAAATAAGAAATGACTAGAAAGGTTTTAAAAATCATAGACGGAAAAAAAGAGTGGGTATTTGATGGCTACGGAAGAAGTGGAGCATCAAAACAGAGAAAGATGCCTGCTTGTGGAGAAGATTTAACTATTGACGGCTATATTTCTAAGTACGGAGGAATTGAAAGCCATGTTGATGGAAAGGTGTATACAACAAAAGGCGGTTATTTAGACCATTTAAAAGCTAATAATTGCCATATAAAGGATTACTAATTTTACATAACCTTGACAATTAATTTTACATAATCTATAATACAGCTAGATTTTATCTAAATATATTTTTATGACAGATACAATGGAGAAAAACAGCGAATCAATAGCTGAAATTCTAGGAGAGCAAGAAGAGAATCAAGAGATTGAGAATCAGGAGCCTGTCCAAGAAGATAATATTGATGAAAATGATGAGGCAACTAGTGCAGAAAATGCACCAGTTGAAGAATCGGAAGATCCAGAAGAGGAGTTAAAATTTCTTAAACTGACTAGCGGTTGGACTAAGGAAGAAAAAGAGCTTGTCAAAAAGATCAAAGACCCAGAATTGAGAGAAGAAGCAATTGAAGCTACAAAAAAAAGAAGAGTAGATTTTGATCGTAGAAGTCTTGAGCTGGGGAATACTAGGAAAGAGTTGGCAGAAATGCGAGCTAAACTGGAAGAATTAACTTCCTTGCAGAATAAACCTGTTGCAAATGATGAGGATGAATATCTTACAGAGCAAGAGCTTACGCAAAAGAAAAAACTTGAAGATGTTGAAAGACAACTAAAAG